GAGGAACCGACTGAAATCACCGAGGACGAAATTCCGGAGGAAGTCGAGACCCGATGCAAACTGGGTGACATATGGCAGTTGGGCGATCATCGGTTGATATGCGGGGACAGCACCGATCCAGCGGTTATTGATAGGCTTATGGATGGGGTAAAGGCTGATTGTGTTTTCACAGACCCACCCTATCAATTAGATACACAAGGCGGAGGAATATTGAAATCTGCAAACAGTATGAAGCAGATAAAACAAAATGGGGTTGATAGTTTTGACCCGTCAAGGCTTACAATGTGGAGCGACACAAATATATTCTGCCACAATAAGCCATTGATTAAGGCATATATAGAACTTGCTGAAAATAACAATATGCCTTATGATTTGGCATTTTATAAGAAAAAGAATACTGTTCCAAACTATAAGGGGCATCTTATGACCGATGTTGAATACATAGCCATAATTGGAAAACAAGACCCGAACAAAGGGCTTGATAAGGAAATGTATTCAAAATGCTTTATAGGGCAAAAGGACAATGACAATAAATTGAGTTATTCAAAGCCTGTTGCTCTATGTGCGAAATATATTCAGTTGTATTCAAAGAAAACTGTTTTAGACCTATTTGGCGGTAGTGGTAGCACACTAATAGCCTGTGAACAGTTAAACAGAAAATGCTACATGGCTGAACTTGATCCGAAGTATTGTGATGTAATCATACAGAGATGGGAAAATCTAACTGACGGAAAGGGGGTGCGTATAAATGACGCAGGCTGAAAAGATATGTGCAAACGTGAGCAAGGACATAAGACCGCAGGCCGTGACTCTGGCGAACGCAGTCATTGCCATGCAGGATAAGATAGACCAACAGATCCCAATATACGAACAGATGCCACTCGCACAACAGGTCACAGTTGGAACGGGCGAAAAGATGCTCCGTCAGAATCCAGCCGTGCAGGAGTTCCGCGCAACGGTTCGAGACTACTCGCAAGCCTTAAATAATCTCAAGGCAATCGTTGACCATAATGAGGAGCCGGTTGAGATAGATGACATCGCGGACGTAAAGAAAAAATTTAAACTTGCAAAGTAAAACATTGGCTCGGATAGTGATTGCAACACGACAAGCGAGTTCGCCTTACTCGTTTCCGGGCCTTAAATAAAGGCATGACGAAAGGCGGGTCAGTATGAAAGGAAAAACAGAAGCACGATTATACACGCAGCCATTGCGGAAGCTGACGGAAAAGACGAGCCTCGGCTTTGCGATGATTGAGTTTGCGGAAAAAATACTCGGCAAAACTCTTTATCCGTGGCAAAAGTGGTTTTTGATCCATGCGTTTGAAATCATCGGAAGCTTTGAAAAGGAGTGGTCGTTCAGATTCAGGATCATATATCTGGGTGTGGCTCGTCAGAACGGAAAGACCACCACTTCGGAAGTGACTGCTTCGTTTTTCATGAATATGCTGGATGTGCCGAACATCTTCGGGACTTCGTTGTCACTTGAAAAGGCCGAGGAAGTGTGGGAAGCGGTCATCAAGGATCAGGAAGACAACAAGAGCCTTGCAAAACAGATTGATTATGTGGCGAGACGGAATGGCGGCAAGAAGTTAGTCCTGAAGAATGGGTCAAATTATAAGGTTGGAGCGCCTACAAGACGAGCAGGTCGAGGCGATTCTAATGATTTGGTGCTTCTGGATGAGGTTAGAGAATTACGCGATTGGGAAGTTTGGTCGGCTGCGGTTGCTTCGACAGTCGCAAAGCCTAACGGATTGGTTATGGGCTTCTCAAATGCAGGTGATCCTGACAGCGTGGTTTTGAGACAGCTTCGTGCAAATGCTCTCGGAGAAGATAAGGACTTCGGGGGCGGTGCAAGCATGGAGTCGGTCGGATTCTTTGAGTGGTCAGCTCCAGAAGGGGCTGCAACGGATGACATGGAGGCGCTCGCTCAAGCGAATCCCGCTTTGGGGTATGGTTTCTTAACCGAGCGGGCCCTCCTCTCAAACAGGGCGACATTTCCCGAAAATAAGTTCCGCTCGGAGTGTATGTGCCAGCAGGTTGAGACGATATTGCCGCAACCGTTCCCGGATGGTGCTTGGGATGCTTGCCTTGATGATAACTCACAGATTGCACCAGAGAGCGAGATATATTTTGGCATTGACTTGTCGCAAGACAGGCGATGGTGCTCGATAGCGGCTTGTGGGATGCGTGAGGACGGCAACTATCACATCGAGGTCATCAAGCGGCAGATTGGGACGGAATGGGCTTATAAGTGGTTTGAGGATTGGGCGGCAAAGGGCAAGACAAATCTTGCATTTCAAGGCCGTGGCTGTCCTGTTTGTGGATTGGCTGAACAGATATGCACAATCAAGAACGTTGAACGGATAGCAATCGAGGGCGGTGAGCTTCCTGCGGGATGGGGCCGCTTTTTTGATGCGATAGCCGCAAGTGCTCCGCTTAAGTATGGCGAGACACCACTTGGCGGGGTTAAGGTGTTCCATTTGTCACAGCCGGTGCTTGATGCTCCAGGAAAGACGATGCAGTTGAGGAATCTTGGGGGCGGTGTGAGCTTGCCTGATAGGGTAAAGAGTCCCGATGATCCTGCACCGTTGATAGCTTGTATCATGGCATTTTCAGCAGCTACACGGATTCAGACGGCAGGAGCAAAGAAGATATATGAGAGCAGTTACGCATCGGGATCGGAGCTGGTTTTTGCATGATGGACTACGTTTTGCCGTATGTTGACGGCTCTGATCCTGTTTGGCGGGATCAGTATTGGAGCAGATACGGACGAGCCGCATTTGACGAGAGCAGATACCGCAGTTTTGAGACATTAAAGTTCGCTTTTCGCGGAATTTCTGCAAATATGCCATTTATAGACCGCATTGTGCTGATTGTGAGCACAGAGTCACAGGTTCCCGAGTGGGTGAATCGTGAAAACGTGCGAATAGTTACGCATGACGAGTTTATTCCGGCTGAATACCTGCCGACCTTCAGCAGTTCCGCGATTGAGTCGTTTTTATGGCGGCTTGATGGGCTGTCCGAGCGGTTCATCTACGGAAATGATGACTTTTTCGCATTGAATCCGTTGACGGAGGATGATTTCTGGGACGGAGACCTGCCTCGGCTGACATTTAATGAGTCAGATTATCATCTTCAGAACACATTCAGACGGAATTGTCGCAACGGCATGGACATGATTGCTGATGCGGTGGGTGTAGAACGGACTGATCCGTGGATTTTGTTAAAGCCACAGCATTGCATGAAGGGTATAAGAGTCCAACACATGAAGGAAGTCGGGCGGCTCTGCGGTGACATGATCCTGCCGACAATCACTCCGAAGCGCCATGCGTGGAATGTGACGGGATATATATATAACTACTTTGCTTATTATTCCAATGAGTTCAGACCGTTTAAGGCGCGTTTTGAGTATCAGAGGATAAATCCTTGCCTCGATGTAATTCGGGGGCTAATTGAGGATTTGGACATAGATATTATCTGTATAAACGATGCGGGGGAGCTCCCTGCAGATAAATACGATGAAGCGGTCGAGGTTATGAGCCGCAGTTTTGAGAAAAGGCTACCAAAGGCGGGCAAATATGAAAGATAGATTTTTCCGAGTAATCATACCGACCTATAACGGAGGAAAATTCCTTCCGAGGATGGTCGATTGCATAAGGCGGCAGACATTTACGGACTATCATCTTGTGATTGTGGATGATTTGAGCACGGATGACACATGGGACATCGTTAAGAAGCTCAAGCCCGATAAGGCGGTGCAGGTCGAGGTCAAAGGCTATGCCGCAGGAGCTCGGAACAAGGGAATGGAGTTCTACAAGGGCGACACATATACGATGTGGCTCGATGACGATGACATCTTGATCGATGAGAATGTATTCCAGCGGATTCACGACAACGCAGTTGCTCATGATATGCCTGATGTTATCCGTATGAACTACATCAAGACGGCATTGAGCACGGGATTGCGCGGAAATCATCACGACAGATACAGCGATGATATCACTCCGGCTGATATCTGCCTTGATATTATGGGCGGTATGCCTTGGAGCAAGGCCGTCAAGACGGAGAAGTGTGTAGAGTTCCCGCTGGGGTTGGTGATAGATGATTGCTTTCAGCATATCTTTCAGATGGATGTATGCGAGACCGCTTCAGCCGTTAAAGAGGATTGTGTTGAGTGGTTAGTGCGAGACGGCTCATGCACAACGAATACACAAAGCGTTATGTATCGAAGCGGTTGGTATCTTGAAATCGCTATGTTGATGCGTAAAAAAGACAGCTTGATTCATGACTATGCGAAAGAAGCCGTTGAAAGGCGAATCGCTTTTATCAAGCGCAAAATGATAAGGGAGTAAAGAAAAATGTCTTCGATTTTTGAAAGATTGCGGAACTTAATCAAGCCGAACAACGTGATTCAGATATCACTCGGCTCGGATGCTCCGACATCGGTGCTCAACTATACCGCAAAAGCACTCTATCAGTCACAGGATAACCTGCAGGCGGTCGTCAATTATTTGGCGAGCTCAATCGCACAGCTCCCGCTCAAAGTCTACAAGAGAAACAATGAGACGGACAGGGAACGTGACAGGGAGTCCACAGCGGCAAAGGTGCTCTGGAAACCTAACGACTATCAGACCTGCTTCGAGTTCATCCGTGCGGTGGCTACGGAGTATTACGTTTTCGGGTGCGTTTATGTCTGGGTGACTCCCGATGCAGAGAATGAGAGCGGCTACCAGCTTTTAATCATTCCGTCTGAATGGGTGCAGCAGACCATAGGCGGAAATGTTTACGCGCCAAATGCTATCAGAGTCTCAACGACTAACGGACTTGTGACGGATATCCCGAAAGAGGAGTTTGTACAGTTCAAGACATACTCTCCGGGCAATCCGGGCGGCTATCTCTCACCGATATCGGGACTCCGACAGACCTTGCAGGAGCAGATCGAGGCGGGAAGGTTCCGCAAACAGCTCTGGCATAGTTCGGGCAGATTAAACGCTCAAATCTTAAGGCCGAAGGATGTGCAACCTTGGGATGATGAAACGAAGAAGCGATTTGTCAATGCGTTCCGTGAAGCGTGGGGCCCCGATGGAGCAAAGGCGGGCTCAATTCCTCTGATGGAGGACGGCATGGAGATCAAGCCGTTCCAGACGAGCTTTAAGGAACAGCAATGGGCGGAGTCGATACAGCTCTCAAGAGAGGCGGTTGCGGCTGCTTATAGAATCAATCCTGCTCTTATATGGCACACAGGCACGCAAACCTATGCGAGTGCGAGGGATAACGCGAGAGCATTATACGCGGAGTGCTTGGGACCTGATTTGCAGATGCTTCAGCAGAGGTTCAATGACTTCCTGCTGCCAATGATCGGAGCTGATGCGAACACTTATGTCGAGTTTGACTTGACGGAAAAGCTCAAAGGCTCATTCGAGGAACGTGCGGGCATCATGCAGAGCTCTGTTGGTGGTCCTTGGCTCACAAGGAATGAGGCAAGAGCTGATTATAATTTGCCACCTATTGAGGGTGGTGATGAGCTTATCGTGCCGCTTAACGTGATTGAAGGCGGGCAGGCGAGTCCAACGGACACGCACATGGACGAGCAGGAGCCGATGACCACGGAGCCCGTGAAGATGAGGCGGAAGTCCGAAGCGGTCAGAATCAAGGGCATGAGTGAAAGAGAAGAAGACGAGGCGGTTTCAAAAGTTTTGAGCCGCTTTTTTGATAGGCAAGCGAAGTCGATCCTGCCGAAGCTCGGAGCAAAGGCCGACTGGTGGGACGAGGAACGATGGGACGATGAACTTGCTGCAGACCTCCAGCCCGTAGTTGAACAGGTTGCTGATGCTCACGGAATGAGCACGGCAAGGAAGCTCGGGACGGAATACGACAAGAAGGTCACGCGGAACTATCTCAAAGCGTTAGCAAGCGGCAGAGCTCACGCTATAAATGTTAAGACGAAGCGAGACATCGACAAAGCTCTCCGCGCACAGGAAGAAGCCGAAGAGGACGAAGAAGTCAGGACTCCCGCTGATGTGATGGAGAAGCGTGCCGGATTTGATGCGAATGTCTACGGCAAAGCCTTGGCAACGTGTGTAGCCGGTTGGGGCATGATCGAGTCATGCAATCAAGCAAAGCGCGGGGGCTATTCCAAGACCATCCAGAAGGAATGGGTAACAGGCGCAAACGCAAGGACGAGCCATGTAATGATGAATGGCGAAGTTGTCGGAATAGATGACACGTTCAGCAACGGTGCAAGGTGGCCGGGGGATGACAACCTCGACCCTTCAGAAAGTTGCGGCTGCAATTGTAGTACGAGTGTAATTATCACGGAGGTATAAACATGAAAATCAAATCTTTTAACGTCAAGTACAGAGACGAAGGAAACGGTTCGATTGAGGGCTACGCTTCTACATGGATCAGAGAGCCTGACAGCTACGGGGACATCGTTGCCCCTCATGCGTTCAGTAAGAGTCTTGCGGAGCGTTGGAATGGTGGCAAGGGGATTCCTCTTCTTTGGGCTCATCAGATGGACAATTTGAAGTCATACATTGGCAAGGCTGACGCAGATGAGGACGAAAAGGGACTTCACTTTATTGCGAAGTTTGATGACACAGAGGAAGCCCAGAGAGTCCGTGAGCTTTACAAGGACGGAAGACTCAAGAGCTTCAGCTTTGCTTATGACACACTCGATTGGGCTCCTATCGAGCTTGAGGACGGAAGAAAAGCAAACGAGCTCCGCGAGCTTGACCTGTTTGAGATAAGCTGTGTAATTTTGCCCGCCAACGCCGATGCAACCATGACGGAGGTTAAGGCGGCAGAGGACACGGAAGTTAAGTCCGGCAGAAGAAACTCTGCCAAGGATTTGGACACGATGGCAGAAATCGAGAGCCATCTCAAGGAAGCCATGAGCGGTCTGGCAAAACTTAAGGAGACCGTTGATGATACAGACGATGGAAAGGACGAAGCAAAGACCAACGAGGCATCGGAGGAGTCGGAGCAGAGCAATCTTGAGTCAAGAAAAGAAGCAATCGAAGCATTTATCAAATCAATGGAGGATTAAAAAGATGAATCTTAAAGAACAGCTCGAAGCAAAGAAGGAAGAGCTCAAGAGCCTTGACCTCACAACAGAAGAGGGCATCAAGAGCGGTGAAGCTCTGACAGAGGAAATCACAAAGCTCGACAGCCTCGTTAAGAAGGCTGAAGAGGTTGCAAAGGTAAAGGAATCAATCGGATCGGTTGAGAAGAAGGAGGAAGAGGAAATGGACGGAATCAAGTCTGCAAATCTTGAGGAACTTAAGACACAGAAGGGATCAAAGAGCTTTGCTCTTAAGGCTTACAATGATCCCGAGACAGCTCCCACAGTTGGAGTAACAAGCCAGAAGGTTGTTGATGCACAGCCCGCTCTCGGTGTTCGTGATCTTTTCGGAGCTGAAGCAATCAGCGGAAATGCTCTTACATATTATGTGCTCGGATCAATGGCAGGATCATTTGGAACAGTTGCACAGGGTGGCACAAAGCCGCAGGTCAATGTCGCTTATGACGATGTGACTGTTGCACTTTCAAAGATTGCTGGTTTCCTTAAGGAGACAGACGAGCTTCTTACTGATGCTGCTTTCCTTGAGAGCGCAATAAGAGGCCGTGGTGTTTATGAGTTCAAGAAGGCTGTTGATGCTTTCCTTGTTGACTCTCTCCTTGCTGTTGACGGCATCCAGCAGGGTGCAAACAGCATCTCATTTGATAACATCCTCAAGGCAAAACAGGCAGTAAGAACAGCAACCGGCTACGCTGCAGATGCTCTTCTTATCAATCCTGCAGACCTTGAGACTCTGCTTCTTACAAAGGACAGCAATCTTCAGTATCTCCTTGGCGGTCCTGCTTACGGTTCATACGGCAATGGCTCTTACGCTTCAAATCCTCGTATCTGGGGTCTCACCGTTGTTGAGAGCGAAGCTATCGAGCAGGGTGCTGCAATCGTTGGCGCTTTCAAGGCTGGTTCTTCAGTCGTAACAAAGGCTGGCGAAGGTCTCCGCGTTGAAGTTTCCAACAGCGATCAGGACGACTTCATCAAGAACATGGTTACAGTAAGAATCGAGGAGAGACTTGCTCTTGCTACCAGAGTTCCCGCGGCTTTCGCACTCGTTGGAACAGTTTCAAGCTCTTCATAAGGCAGAACGGGGGCGGCTTCGGTCGCCCTCTTATTGAGGTGAAATGATGAAGAAGATATATTTAATAAACGGCAAGCTCTATCGCTACACCGAAGGAAATCAGCCCGAGGGTGCGGTTGAGGTTAAGGCTGATAAGCCTGTTGTCGAGACAAAGGCGGTAAAGAAACCCGCCAACAAAGCTAAAGGAGTGAGCAACAAATGAGTGACTTGCTGACAAATTGGGGATATACCATCGAAAACACGGCAAGCTTGCCGGATTTAATGACGGTTGCGGAGTTCGATTCGTTGACGGGGAATAAGTTCGCAGGTGATGCGAGGGTTCCCCAACTGTTGGCATCTGCTCAAATGACAGTTCGTAACTTCTGCGGCTGGCATCTCTATCCATCGCTTCCGTGCAAATTTGAGGCCGACAGCATAAACGTGTCGAGGTGCATCCAGCTTCCGTCAAGGTTTGTGAGCGGTGTTGGGTCGGTCACGGTTAAGGATGAGCCCGTTCTTGATTATCATGTTAAGACTAACGGACTTGTGTTTCTTGATGGTTCCGTGCTTGGCAGGTCTTGGAATGATGTCGTTGTTAATTTCACAAGCGGTCTTGGTGACTCACAGATCGGAGCCCTCAAGGAAATCCTTGCCGGACGAATTGCCAACGCTTTGACAAACTCCTACGGAGTACAGAGCGAGAGCGCGGGCGGTGTTTCGATAACATACTCGCTTAATTGGGCGAGCAATGCGAGCGCATCAAGCATCACAGACCCGCTGATTGCGGCCTTGGCTCCGTATAAGGTGCAGGAGGTGTGATATGTTACCGAGTTTTATGAACATGACGATTGTGCGGAAACGTGCGAGCGTTAAGACCGTCCGAGGCTCTGATGTCTTTGATTGGTCGAAAACAGACGATATCACTATTCCGAACTGCCTTGTCGAGCCGGGAGGCGGAAGCCTTTCGCTTGATGGTCGAGAGCTTGGCATCATGCAGGGATTGACGGCTATATTGCCGCCAAACTCGGATGTTAAAGCGGGAGACCATATTGTGTATGACGGAAATACCTACGAGATAGACGGAGAGCCGAAGCTCTTCAGCTTACCGACAGGAACCGTCACAAATATGCAGTTAAACCTTAAGAGGTGGCAAGGATGACACAGACAAGAATCGAGTTCAACTCTGCGGGCTTCCGTGAAATCCTGTTATCTGATGGGGTGAAAAACCTTGTCGAAGAAACAGCTAATGGAATCCGTGACAGAGCCAATGCTAACAACTCCCGAGGAGGTGAGGGCTTTGAGGCTCAAACGATGGTCGGTGGATATGGTGGCGGTCGTTGGATTGCTTTCGTGCACACAACCGACAGAGACTCGATGATTGCTGAAGCTGAAGACAAGGCTTTAAGCCGGGCGGTGAAGTGATGGAAATATTGAGAAGCATAGATATCGAGGATGAGGTTCGCAAGGCGCTGAACGGTCATGTCACAGCGTACTGCAGACCGCTTCCTAAAAGTCCCGTTTTTCCGTGCATCTTGGTGAGCAAGGTAGGCGGAAGCGATACCGATAAAATCGACACTTTCGAGGTCGTTCTGGATTCCAGAGCGAAAGAGGAAGCCGATGCAGATGAACTTCTGCGAAATACTATCGGAATCCTGCGGGCGGTTGCAGAGAATCAAACGACAGCTCTGCGATATGTAACAGTAAATAGTTCAGGATCATGGGGCGCTGATCCCGTGAGACCTGATTTGGCGATGTGCTCGGCTCGATTGAGTATCACAGCGCATCTTGAAAAAACGGAGGTATAACAAAATGAACAATGATGTTGTTCTTGGCCTTGGAATGGCTACAGGTATGTTCTACCACGCTCCGAAGGGAACATTGCTCCCCGCTTATCCGCTGGAGCCTCTTTCGAGCGCATGGAAGCACGTTGGCGATGTTTCTGCTGACGGAATCACACTCACAACAGACAAGAGCACAGAGTCTCTTCGTAATTGGGCGAACAAAGTAAAGCGTGTAATCATGAGCGAGCACGCAGAGACCATCGAAGCTCCTGTCATGGACACCACAGAGGAAGCTCTCAAGACAGTTCTCGGAGCTGATAACGTGACAGTTACTCCTGCAAACGGCTCACACGGCAAGCTCATCACAGCAAGCCTGTCGGCTGGTTCACTTCCTGCGGAAGAGGCTTTCCTTTTCCTCATGAAGGATGGTGACACAACTGTAATGATCGGATGCACAGACGGACAGATTCAGAGCGTGGCAAACACAACTTTCGCTCCGAACGCTGCAATTAACTGGACTCCGACCATCACAGCTCTGGGCGATGGCTTCGTGATGATAATTGACGATGGTGGGTCGTCATCATAAATGAAGGAGGTATAAGGCGATGGCGGTTTTTAAGATAGAAAACAAGGCGAGACCGCGTTTTGAGTTCCAGCTTGACGGAGAGGGTGAGGTTTACTCCTTGCCCTCTTTTGCTGATTTGAGTCTTGAGCAGGTTAAGAGCTTTCGGGGCATGATTGGTCACGAGGCAGAAGCCTTTGACGGAATCCTTAAGTTTCTTGAGAGTGAATGCCCGGGAATCACAGAAAAGCTCACAAGTGGCGGGGCATTGGCTCTGATCCGTGCGTGGGAAAAAGACTCCGGCATTGAGCTGGGGGAATCATCAGCCTCGAGCAGTTCATCGGGGCTCACAGAACAGCAGTAGAAGCTGACTTGTTAAAGGTCGGCTATGAACTGGACGACATCGGGAGCGCTCTTTCGTGGAGGGCTCTCGATTCTTTTATACGAAATTTATCTTTGAGTTCAGCAACCATGAGGGAGCTGAATCCAGAGCTGGCGAGATGGGATTCGCAATTACAGACAAATACCATCCTCGCAGATATATACGATATGCTTGCGGCCTTGAATTACAACGTTCTTTGCATGGCGAGCAAGCAGAAACCGCAACAGCCGAAGCCATATCCGAGACCAAATCAAAAAGATGACGAGAATCGGAAGAAGATCGGCAAGGGTGCTCTCCCGGTTGCGGAGTTGAGAGAATGGTTCGAGCAGAAACGGAGGGAACATGGCGAGCGGGATGGTAGAGGTAGGCCGTGCAACGGTCACGATAATCCCCAATATGCAGGGAGCCCAGCAGACGATTGCTGAACAGCTTGGAGCGGCTTCGGAATCCGCAGGAAAGAGCGGAGGCGAAAAAGCGGGCTCTGCTTTCACGGCAAACATGGGCTCGATGATAAGCGCAGGGGCGGCAGTAGTGACGGGAGCCGTTGCGGCTGTCACAGGTGCGGCTATCGGTGCGGGCAAGGCTATCTGGGATAGTGCCAACAATGTCGCACAGTTTGGCGACAACATAGACAAGATGTCTCAAAAGATGGGCATATCAGCACAAGCCTATCAAGAGTGGGACTTTGTAATGCAACACAGCGGCACAAGTATGGAGAGTCTTAAGGCATCCATGAAAACGCTTGCGAACGCTGCAGAGCGAGATAATGATGCTTTCAAAGAATTAGGCATCAGCACGAAAGACATCCAGCAGATGTCACAGGAAGACCTTTTCTCGACCGTCATCGCAG